GTCTGCAAAGTCTATATCAATGTCTGGCATATTCATCCTTAAGTTCTATATAGTTAAAATTAATTACAAGTCTGTTAGGACTGTTAGTACAAGATGTTCCTGTATGCATAAGTCCTGTTGGAAACTTGACTAATCTATTTGCTACACTTTCTACTTTTGTTCCGTCTTCGAATATAGTATAGCCGTCATTTGTATTTAGATAAAGAATGGCAGTTGTGCATATATTTGCAAGTTCACTTACATCAACATGCATACCGTGTTCAATTATTTTTTCAGTAACAAAATTACAATTTGCTTTTGCTTTAATTAATACTCCAATATTTAATTTTGGAAATATATCTTGAAGCAAAGGCATTGTATCTAAGTTCATTACATTTGGAGTGTAATAGAACATGTGATACATTTGCCAATTATAATTATAAGGAACAGTTGAAGTTTCTTCTCTTACAGCTTCGCCCATTCCCCATTGAAATCTTGAGTTAACCATACCGTCATATAGTTTTTGGAATTCGTCTTTAGTTAAGAAGTTGTCAATAACTTCTATACCGTCGTCTTCTATAATTTGTATATCGTCCATTTTATAACTTACTTTCTTTAACAATTTCTTTAACAAGTTCTACATCTTTAGGTTGTCTTTTAAAACGTAGTGCCCAGTGAGCTGGGTCAACTACATGAAATATCATACCTAATTGCTCATCATTAAATTTACCTAACATCTCTTTTCCGCTTTTACAATTTAATAACAACCATGGAGATATTTTTCCATCTTTAATATGCCACACTGCTCTATTTAAACTTACATGATAGAAATAATGATTCCAAGGAGCATCTGGCTGTTCGTCAGCCCAATCCATCATAGTTGTTACACTACGTTCAAGTGCAGTTTCAACTCCTTCTTTCTGTATAAGTTCAATAGCATACTTTTGGTACATGTCTTCTTTACACCAATGATCTAATTTAACTCCGCTAGTTACAACATAGTCAATATACTTCTCTGGATATAATGGTTGTACATTATTTAGAAAACTTCCAAACTTTACAAAAGCATTGTAGTATTGACTACTACAAAATTCTTCGTATGTCTTTGTATTTTTTGACATCATAGATTTTTCATAGAATCTTTGAAATGCATAGAATCCATATCGCACACGCTTTTCATCTTTTTGTAATGCACGTCTTTTCTTTTCGCACATATGTACAGCAAGAGTTTTTTCTCTTGTATATCCCGTACCGCAATATTTGCATACATATGGTTTAGAGTTTGACGTCAATGTTGTGATCTTCCGCAAGTTGTTTAAGTTCTTTTTTTGTAGATATTCCAGCAAGTAATTCTACCTCATTATTTTTCATATTAGGATAAATTTTTTCTAAAAGTTTTATGGCAGAATTATTGTTTGTACCTTTTTTCTTAAAGCCTATATACGGATGGAATTTTATTTTATTCCAAGCGCCACTCATACATAGTAATTGCCACATTAGTTCTTGATGTCCGTTTTCTTTACCAACACCAATAGTATTAAAATGTTTGTTATAATATTCATTTGTTTTAAAAACAGCAAGTTCCTGTTCTTCTCTTGAACCTTGTACAGCACTTACATATCTATTAAGTAACCAAAAGCTAACCTGCTTACGTTCTTCGTCAGTGAGCTCTTTCCACACAGACTTTGCATTCATATCAATTGCTGCAAGTATGTCTTTTATTGGCAGTTTTGTTTGTGCCATACGTCTAAGTCCTCCGGTAAATTAATCTCTACTCCTTTAAAGTATACACTACTACAGCCGATTTGCCAACCATTTTTTAACCATCTTAGCTGTTCTAATTTTTCCGTTTCTTCTTCTAAAGTAACTTCTAAGTCTGGATACAGTTCTAATGCATCTCTTCGATAGCCGTATATTCCTAAATGCCAATGTCCATATCCGGTCATGCCTCTACCAAACCATAAGCATTGATCACCAGCTCTAACCATTTTTACTGAGTTAGGATCGTCTTGCATTTCTTTTGGCATGTCTGTCCATACTGTACTAATTGGATAATACTGTAACCATTCTATACATCGTTCTATCATTTGCAGTGTAACATCAGGCATGTCGCCTTGTACATTAATAAATCGATCATACTTTTGCATATAGTCTAATTTACTAGCACCAGCACATCTTTCAGTGCCGTTTGCGTAGTCTGTGTCGTCTATAATAACACTTGTGTTTTGAAACACACTAGCAATGCGTACATCATCAGTAAGCACGTATGTTGGCGTCTTAGACGCAATACAAGCGTCATACACACGCTTTATCATAGGAACACCATCCAACATACACAATGGCTTTCCGGGGTAACGTGTGCTACCGTAACGTGCAGGAATTAGTATTGCAGTTTTCATTCATACCACCCATAACTGTATGCTATAATATCTTTTACTACCTGTTCAAAGTCTTCTAGTCTAAGCATATTAGGACCATCGCTTGGTGCTAGATCAGGGTTAGGATGGACTTCCAAGAAAAAGTTCCTGATCCCCAAAGCAGCCCCACTACGAGCCAACCCAGGCACGTAATCGCGATTGCCACCTGAGCTATCACCTTGTCCTCCGGGTTTTTGGGCAGAGTGCGTACAATCAAAAACAATAGGATGTTCATAAGTGTCGAGCATATACATAAGACCAGTATAGTCAACGACAAGAGTGTTGTAACCAAAACTTGTTCCCCTTTCAGTTATCCAGACGTCTTTAGCGCCTTGTGTTTTACTTAGCACACCTTTCATATCCCAGGGTGCCATAAACTGTCCTTTTTTAATATTAACAATTTTATCAGTAGCACAGGCTGCTTTGATTAAGTCAGTCTGTCTACATAAGAATGCAGGTATCTGATAGACATCAACTGCATCTCTAAATTCTCGTTCAATACGAGCAACTTGTACATAGTCATGTACATCAGTAAGAGTCTTTACACCTAGCTCTACTTTTAGTGCAAGGAAGTCTGTAAGTGTTGCTTCCATACCCATGCCACGCTTGCCTTGCATACTTGAACGATTGGCTTTATCGTAACTTGCTTTAAAGTAGTATTCGATACCATACTTGTCACATACACGTTTGCACTCTCGAGCAATCTCTGCTGACTGTGCTAGTCCTTCGTGTTGACAAGGTCCTGCAATAATTCTCACTTGCTACACTCCTTGCAATTACAATCCCGTATAAGGAAATGTACAACAGACATTGTAAACCACATCCATGTCATTTCGCCTACTCCGAGTAATGTTTGCCCGTGACTCATGTGATGCATATCTTTGTATAAAAATATACTTCCGAGTATTAAAAAAATTATCCCTGCTATTTTATGTCTCACGTTTTATCCTTCCGTCATTCTTTTATAAATTCTATTTGTCAGTTCTTCTTGAGATCCAACTGAGCTCCAATTGATGTCATAGATCAAAGGATGATCTATATCTTGAGAGCTTGTAATATGTAAGTTAGGGAGATTATGTTTTTCTAAATATAATCTAGTGTAACTTATATAATGATTATTCATTATTTTATAATCGTCTTTATTGTATAATATATCCTTAGTATCTGGATTTGCCCACACTACTATTACTGTATCTGTTGATAGTAATGGAAAGGTAATAATCTCATGCATTATTAATCTATTTAATGTAGTTGTAGTGTTTGCATTTACGCATTCCATTCCTAATTTATTAGAAACTAATTGCGGCCAAGCAGACTGACTACTACATCCAAATGCAACTAGTCTATCCATTGTCGTCCTTAACTATGTAATATGTTGTAACTAATTTATCCATTAATTTTTTAAGTGTTTCATTTGTTTGTGCTACTTCACATAAATTTTTCCACTCACCGTAGTCTAATATCTCGCCTTGTGCTCTAGCAACAGAACCTGGATCACCGCCTATAATCCAACGAGGTATCTCAGGCTTGTCGCGATAATGAGCGTAGACAACACCGTCGCTACGCTCATATATCAATGCTTCGTTGGGTATAAGTTTACCCAACTCACTTATGCCTTTTTCTTTGTAGTCTTTTTAGCTGGGGCTTTCTTCTTTGCCGCCGGCTTTGGTACTTCTACTGGAGCATCAACTAGTCTACCATTTAGGTAACGTAGTAGTACACCGTATGCTGGTAGGAAGATAATAAGTCCTACAGCAATCTTAATCACAACTTGTGATCCTGCAATCTCCATCCAGTTAGCAGCCATATACTCATCTGCTGAGTTATTAAACGCTACTGCGAAGAATGTGTATGTGTCAATGATGTTTGCAACAACTGTTGACAGTGCTGGTGCTAACCACCAGGTTGACATCTTCTCTCTAATGTATTGGAACACATATACGTCAAGCATTGTGCCTACGGCGTATGCAGTTGCTGATGCAAAACCAATACGCATTGCTACCGACTGTGGAGCACCTTCAGCAAGTACTACTGCAATTGATCCAATAATAGCAAGTGGATATGCCGCTGCAATAGTTGCTCTAGCAATGTTCTTGCCTAGCATTCTAACAGTTAAGTCAGTTGCTAATACCACAAGCGGGAATGTAAATGCCGCCCATGTTAATTTAATGCCTGCAATTTCTACCGGAATAGAAACTAAAGCATTTGAAATAGTAATCACTACAACGTGCAGAAGTGCAAGTTTAAGCATCATACTTTTATCAATGTTACTAAACATAATATTATTTTCCTTTTGTTACTTCGGTGCCGACTGTACGACGAACAATGTCATCGTGATTAAATTCAGCCCAGTATAGTTCAAAAGCGACACCGTCTTCTAAACCTTCAAACTGGTGAATTTTTCCTGGCTTAACTTGTGTAAAGTCGCCAGGACCAAGAATAGTTTCATCAACTAGTCCTTGATCTTCTTGCCAAACTCGGACAATCATCTTGCCCGATTCAACAAAGAATCCGTTCCATTTAAATTGATGTTCATGTTCTGAACATTTATATCCTGCATTAAATTCAATACGGTGAAATTCTAGTACACCGTTAGCGTGGATTAATTCTGTTCCACCCCAAATCTTTCCTGCTTTGATTCCCATTTGTTTTCCTTTATAATAAATCTGCGTAATCTATAGTTTCACTTTGTCTGCTAATATCTTTTACAAAAAATGCACACAATGGATTATCTCCATCTGTGATTGGCACACTTAACAGTTGACCATTTTTCATTTTAGGAAAGTACCATTTAACATCATTGTAAAAGTTTTTGACTTGCAGTGTTCCGAAATCATATTTATAACTTGTCAAAGGATTGAATAAAAATACTTCAAATCCTCTATCGTTAATACTAGTAAGAGGTAGTACTTCTAAGTCGTTTCCTGCTTGACTATCTCCTACAGCAATGTGCCAATCAATTGGCATCATAATTTCTTTTCCATTTAATTCAAGTACAATTGCCGGACTACTAAAAGATTCTAAAAAGATTAAAGGTATAAAAAAGAAATCAGGATTCTTTGGATCTGAATTATCTAATACACTAAATCTTACATCTTCATCAAGTTCGTCAGGCAGATTGTTTAACATAAAACATTTGTTTTCTAATGTAAGTATTCTCATTAATTCCAATCCACTTTTTCTATTGTAAACGGGTACTCTGCTTCTTTGTAAAACTTCTTACGCTGAGTCAGATGTCGCTTCGCAAACTTACATGTTGATGTAAGATCCCATATTTGTACGAAGTCTTTGTCCTTTGCCTTTCTTACACCCCTACCAATAGATTGGATAACTCTTACAAAACTTTTTCCAGGCTCAATAAGAACCAAGTTAAAGATACGAGGAATGTTAAGACCCACAGCAGCAACTCCATAGGTTGCGATAATAACCTCATTAGTTCCTTCACGTATTGTATCATATGTTTCTTTCCTATCTTTTACTTTTACAGAGCCGCTTACAAATGTGCTATTTGGTATTAGTTCTGCTAACATTTCTCCTGCGGAAATTCTATCTACTAGTATTAGTGTATTGCCTGTTTGTGAAACTGAATTTAATAATTTGCCTATATATTCTACTCTTGCTTTGTTAGTAACAAGATATTTTAATTCTTCTTGATAGCCTGCATGTGATACAGTATCTATTAATTGTACTACGTTAACATGACATTGTGATAACACACCTTTGTCCTGTAATTCCTTTGCGCTGATATGACCAATTACAGGACCAAGACTAGCGTGAATACTTTCAAACTCAAACTTCTCTTTAGGTACTGTACCAGTTAGTCCCCAACGTATTGGAGCGTTACGTAGGTTGCGAGTCAGCAAGTTCTTAAGAACTTCTGCTTTGGCTTGATGTACTTCGTCAACAATAATAGTGCTCACACCTTCAAGGAATTCAGCAAGCGATAATACTGCGCTGCCGTCCTTGTGCTTCTTGTCAAGAATATTTAAACTTTGCCAAGTGCATATAGTGTGAGTCTTACCTAGTTGTTTTCTGTCTCCAAAGTATACCCCTACGTCGAGCCCACAGTTAATATAGTCTTCTTCTGTTTGTTCTACTAACGACTTGTTAGGAACAATCACAAGTGACCTACCGTATGGCTCAGCTATATGTGACAGCGTTGCTGTTGTAATTGTTTTACCTGCACCAGTAGCAATCTGTTGCAAGCTCTGTGGATTACTTAAAAAGTTATTAATTGCTTCTACTTGATAGTCACGTAGAATAATGTCTTCACCTTCTGCTGGATGTCCTTCGGGCCAAACAATACCTTGGTCTTTCCAGTAGTTTTCTGTAACTGGTGTAAAGTCTAATTGTATTGGATGTCGACGGTCATCAATGTCAACAATCTGTACTCTGTTCTTAGCAAGTACTTCTTGTACAATGTCAAGATGATTAACATAACCTGTACCGCCAATGCCAAAGAATGCTACTTTACCATCCCAACGTCCTAGTTTATACTGTGGCATATATCGTGCATATGGCACTTCAAATTTAAGAGCATTAGCTAATTTTCGACGCACATCTACATCAAGACCTTCGATCTTAATGTTTACTTCATCCTCAATAATTAGTTTACAACTTGCCATTATAATCTTTCTATTCCGCCATGTCTAAATCTTACAAACTGACTAGACTCTACATCATAGTGTATAACTAAGTCTAGTTCGTTAATATAAGGATCAAGATTATTTGATCTCATACTTCCCATAAACAATGCACATTGAGGTTTCCATTCCGATTGTAGTAGAACTTTACTCATTTTGCTTATACTAGTATACACTACCTTTGAAGATAATGCAAGAGAATTATTTAATTTATTTTCTTTAATATAATTATTAAATGCAATGTTGTCAGGAGTATTGTTGTCTTTTCTATATAGTGTACAAAAATCATCACCGTTAAAAATATTTCTAAAACTTTGATATACTTTAGTTAAGTTATCAAAATCGTTTTGATCATTCAATACTACAAGTATAGGATAACGACTAAGTTCAAGTAATGATTCAGCAACTCTATCAAATGGATATTCTGTTGGATCAATTAATACTTTTGAATTAGTACGTCTAATTATTTTTTGGCTTAGTGTTGTATACATATTAATACTGTTATCTAAATCTGCCTGGTCAAAATGTTTTATACCAAATAACGATTCTCGATCTCTGTACTTTGCGAGATTAGAAATATTAGGTTCATCTCCGATAGTTGATACCATATAGTTAATTGCTTTTTCATTTAAATTTTTTAAACTTAAACTGTATATTCCGGGTATGTAGTCTTTTTTATTTTTATTCATCATCTCTAATATTTCATATTTTTCTTGTAGTTCTGGTTGTACTTCAAACCCTTTATCTGCTAATGCAGATATAATGCTATGTAAGTTTATCTCGTTATATGTAAAGTAGTGTGTCTTTTTTAATTTGTCATAATGATCTGAATTAGCAAGTTTTTGTAATGCACTAATTAGTTTCTTTTGAAAAGTAAATCTAACAGCAATCATATCGCCATTACTAGTTGTTTCAAATCTAATCCATCGACTTCGGTCAATTTCGCGAAGTGGCATACGTAAATTTTTAAAGTTTGATTGTATATCTGTAAATCCGTTACTCTCAAACTGATCAACATATGCTAGTAATTTATCTTTAACAAGAGCGTATTGTCTATCAGTATACGGAATCTCTCTTAATGTTTGTCTACCTAAACTTGTAAGTAGATTAAAATCTGATCTTTGTATAATAAATTTATGCTCACAATTGTGCTCTTGGTATCCAACTAATACCTCAACGAAGTCTTCTATGGTTAGGTTCTTATTAAACATACAAGTATTATAACAGATTAAAGTTTAGATGTCAAGAGTTTAAGTGGTAATCCTTGAGATATTTCTTCTACTGTATATTCAGTGTGTGCATAGTCATTAAGCCAGTGTTGTCTAGCACCCATGTGCGGCTCTTCGATATCTTCTAAGAAGTCTATGTCATTACCAACATCATACGCTAACGAGCTGGTACCTACAAACGCTGGAACACCATTTATGATACTATGTATACCCGGATTGCTACTATAGCTTACAGTAGCGTGTATATTATCAAACTTCATATCAAAGTCGTCATACGTTCCTGCTAGTTTGTTTGGAACTTGACGATAAACGTTTTTAAATTCTCTTTCAATATCTGGTAATGGACATCGAGGATGTGGACGAAATACAATAGATCTATCAGTATGTTTTTGTATAGTTTTTATAGTGTCTAATAACCAGTTACTCATTCTTGGCATGTTTTGCCATTGCAAACTCTTATCATGTTGTCCACATATTAGAATAAACTTGCCCTTAGTTCTCCAAGGCTTTAAGTCTAATCCCAAAAGGCCTGCGCGAGTACTATCATTGCCACTAGGCAAATAATCCCCATCACGATTGATACCATTTAATCCTACCTTCCATGTTGTTCCCCTTTTTATACCGCCAACTTCTAATACTATTGTTGGCTTACCTTGTTGGACGTTTTGTTGCCATATAGCTTGGTTTCCAGCCATACGACCGTGCCAAAGTACACTCCAAATAACATCGATCCCATCGTTGCTATTAGTAACAACGTCATGACCAAGAGCCACAGCACCAGCGTGAAAGGCGTCAAAAACAGGGCTAGAATTAAGTGCACCAAATTGTCTCCTCAAGTTAAATTTCATTGTTAAATACTTTCATATAATATATTTACAAGGAATACAACATGTCAGACATAACTGTGGTTACAACGTTTCATCAAGCTGGATTAGATTTATATGGACAAAGATTTTTAGATTCGTTTTCACAAAATGTAGAAACAAAAATAAAGTTATTAGTGTATGCTGAAAATTGTACTCCTGTAATAGATCCTGAATGCAAGAATATAACAGTTTTTGATTCTTTTGAAGCACTTCCTAAACTAAATGAGTTTAAAGCAAAGTGGGGATCAGTACCGCATGCCAATGGAGACATTAGTGCGCACCCTGCAAGACGTGGACGTAAAGATTGGAACAAAGCATTTAAGTGGGACGCTGTACGCTTCGCTAACAAAGTATATGCTGTGTTTGACGCTTGTTCGCGCTCTAAGGACTGGTGTGTATGGATGGATGCAGATACGTTTGTGCATAGTCCATGGAAGCACAAAGACTTTGCAAAATTATTACCTGAAGATAAATGGATAACATATGTAGGTAGAGGTAAAGGATCACAAACATGGCCAGAGTGTGGCTTCTACGGAATGAATTTAAAACATCCTATGTGTGTACAGTTCTTAAAAGAATTTGAAAGATTTTACGAAGAACCAGACAAAGGTATTTTTGAATTAGTTGAATGGCATGATAGTTTTGTATTTGGTCATATACTAAACCAGTTGCGTCCAATTGACAACAACGTGCTAGACTATAGTGCAGAAATGTATCTACGTGAAGCAAAAAGTGGAGGCGGTGGACATCCACTTATTAATACTGTATTAGGTAAATGGATTGATCATATGAAAGGTAATAGAAAAGTTACTGGTAAAAGTCAACGCTCGGATATAATGGTTAACCGTACTGAAGATTATTGGCGTTAATTATTTAGAACAATAAAATAATTTACGTTTGCCTTTTTCGTAACCTTCTAATAATAATTCTACATGCGAATAATTATCTTTCAACCAAGCAATTTGCTCTGGTTGCATATTACGTTTACCATGTGTTTCAAACACTAGTTCTGTTGGATTAAGATATGTAATTATATCTCTCCAAGGTTGAACCCATTTAGCTATTGCTAGTGCAAATACAACATCAGTTTTTGGTAAATCATATTCTTTCCATTTTGAAAGATCAGCTACTGAAAATCTTACATTATGTATCTTATGTTTTTCGGCTACGTCATTAGCATAACGTATTGCATCTGGGTTAATGTCGTTACCGTGACCTTGTTTGATTTTATCTGCTACTGCAAATAATGTTCCGCCACAGTTACAACCTAAGTCAAGTACAGTCTTGCCTTCAAAGTTGATTGGTATTACGTTAATGCGTTCTAAAGGATCTCTTGAATAATTTTCAAGTCCTGCAGAAAGTAATTTGCCTTTGTAATAAATTTTTGTATAATCGTTTGTAAATTTGCTATAATGTTTTGCCATAATAATATTTAGCAATAAATAGTTATATGCATACTTATAAAAAACAATTGCCTGGCTTTGCCGCATTTACTAGAGAAGTCGACTGTTATCGCAGATTGGCATTTAGTAACCATGTACCTAATTTAATATCCAAAGATGTAAAAAATTGGACCATCGACATTGAATATGGCGGACTGAGTGTACAACAATTACAATGGGATAATAAAAAAATAATTATTCCAAACATGCACGAACAATTAAATCAAATAGCACACGATCTGCATAGAAGTGGAGTTATGCATTTAGATGCAAACGTTGGAAATCTTTTAGTACGAGATGACGGACATTTATTTTTAATTGATTTTGAAAAGGCTTGTATAGACGGAGTAGCCGATAGTCATAAGTTGCACAAGCGATTACATAAGTTGCGTCTTAAAGGTGGCCTCACAGCATTAATAGTTAACTGGGAAAATATGTTACTTACAGTGTTGGCTTAGTTATACTTTGCCCAACTTACATTTTTATTTGTAAAGTTTTTAGTATCATACATTTTTACAAGTTCTAATAGTAATTCTTTATTTCTTTTAAATTTAAATTTACTAATATATCGTGTAGCAGCTTGTCCAGCTTTTTTGTGTATGTCTGCAACGTCACTAGGATGATCATTAACTCCTCTAACTGCTCCATGTTCATTGAAATCAACAACAGGTCCTTCTTCATAGCAGTTATGTTTTTCCATACTTTTAGTATTGTATTGTACTAGCTGTGTAATATAGTCAGGTGTTTTACCTCCTATGTATAATGTACTAGGTGGTTTGCCTTCGTAAAAACTTAGTATGCTACGTCCTTTTCCCTGCATGTCTACAATAGTAGCACCTATTTCTTTTACAAACTTCATATAGTTTTTAAAATAATCATTAGGATCAAGATACATTTTGCGACTTACATCTAATCTGTATCCTTGTTTTCCGGTCATTGCTTCATATATCTTTTGCCAGTTATAGCAATCTCTATACGAAAATGCAATTGGTGTATCAGGTAATTCTAGTGTTGCTAAGGCCAGTACAGGTAAGTTAATGTTTGCTTGATCATTCCAAAAACGGATATGACGTTCGTCATTAAAAGGACATTGTAGTCTTGTACAGCGCATCCATAATGCTAACTGCTTGTCGTGTTTGTATACCATACGTTCAACATCATTAAGTTCATGTCCGTTGTAGTGTATGCCATTAACACCGTTGGCTTTTGCAGACAACACATCACTTTTCATGTTGTCGCCGTAATGATTTTCTATATTATATTTTGATTTTACTTCGTCCCATATCCAACCTTTTTTCTTGCCGTTAGGGGTAACAATAATATCAACATCTCTACCCATTCCTACATTGCGTAACATTTTCATAATAAAGTCTTCTGGCAAATACATATCACTTAATATTAAATCGCCGTCTTTGACTTGTATAATATTTTCATTAATGGCAAAGTTATGTTCTAGTTCAACATCTAATTCTATTTGAGGATCAACGCCTGGCAGTCGTGCATATATGTCTTCGTATGTTTTGTTACTTGCTTTTTCAGCACGTACACGCTTTGTCCTAAAATCAGGATCACCTATCCTACGTCCAACTTCGTCAAACACAGTCTTTGGATGAAAATATAATCTTGCTATTAGTGTATCGAAACAATCCCAACTATTCATCGTTATTCCTTCTTGGGCTTATAAATGCTGAGATAGAAAATCTTCCATCTAACGTTTCATTTGATTGCATAGTTACTGGCTCAACAGCATGAAGCAAACAACTAGGAAATAATACAGTTCTGTTGTTTTGTAATTGTATTCTATGTTCTTCGCCTTGTGATTCAATAATAAAATCACCTCCAGTAAACATTTTAGGTTCTTTATACATCCATGTAATGCAAGACATTAATACTGTGTCAGCATGTGGTTTATAATGATCTCCGTCGTTGTATCTACTCAATAGTATATCGTATTCAAAGTCTGATAACAGATACTGAAAATAATTACTTTCCTTTATAAGCATATTTTTAAATTCAGGATTGAATAACTTAGTATGTGCTTTCATAATAATGCTATACTGAGGATTTAACACTTGCGGAATAAACACGCCTTTGTTTTTTTTAAGAATTGGCTTATTAGGATCGTTTAACTCGTTTGCAGAATATGTATTTTCAGGACCTTGCATCTTGTCAGATAAAAATGCAAGTTCGTTCCATACTAAATTTCTTTCATTGTTGTTAAAGAAATTATCTATTATAAGAACAGGAAGATCGCCTATTTTAATTTTTTTTATTTGCATTGTTTACTATTACATCCTTTATTGTAGGTCTTTTTCCTTTGTCAATAACAACTACACTATCATAAAAGTGTATTCCTTGTATGTCGTCAAATGTGTTAACAAAGTCTGGATCAAGTTTATTCAATGGGTTTTCACCGGTTTTATAAATCCGCTTTGTGTGATAATCATTTATTACATCAATTATTGATTTTGTAAAACTAATAAATGAAGTAGGTGAATATAAGCCTCCACCAAATGCTTCATAATAACTAGTATGGACATCTTCGCACCAGTAGGTACCACCTTCTTTTATTAATCTATAAGTCATTTCTAATGTAGTAATCTGGTGACTACATATATGACTACCATCATCTATTATAATATCAAAGTTTTCTGATGGCATATCAAACCAAAGTTCTTTATTAGTTTGGTCATCAATAATAATTTCTATATCTTCTTCTTCGTATTTTTTACATTGTGGATTTTTATCTACTCCTACAACTGTAGTACCTGGTCCAAAATATTCTTTCCATAACTCTAAACTGCCGCCACCAAACACACCAATTTCTAATATACGTGGACTTTTGCCAACATACTTTTCAAAATGTTTTTCATACAACTCAAAGTAATGTATAAACTTGTGACAGCGTTTTGTTAATTTATAAAATTTTTCTTCAAGTATACTCATTTTGTAAATTCAATATCCCATTCATTTACTCTGTGTACTTTGTATCCAAACTGTTTAAGATAATCATCAAAAACGTTTTTCATACCTTTTCGATTTCCATGTTCAATAGTCATAAAACGTATATCAATTAAATCAAAGTTTATAGACTGTAGTGCTTCTATTTCAGCACCTTCTATATCTAAGCTCATGTAATCTATTACAATAGGTACTCCGAGTGTGTTATTAATTATGTTTGTTGCAGTGTCTGATTGAACCTTAAATGTTTCAATGCCTTTGTCAAAAAATTTCTTAAAGGACTTAGTGTTGCCTTTGAGACTTGCGATACGCCCTAATTGATTTGCAGGATCTTTTTTCTTAAAATGTAATGGAACTTCAATGTCTACTTCACCAGGGCCAATCCATACTGCTTTGTGTACAATAGTACTGTTAGGTCTATTATCAGTTAGAGGCTGTATTAATTTTGGATTTGCTTCTATACATAATCCAGTCCACCCGTAATCTAATTCTAGTGTTGCTGTGTTACTGCCAAACAATCCGTCATTAGCACCTATATCTAAAAATACTCCACCACGTCTGTGTTTAGCGATTTCTTCAATATAATACTTGTCCTGTCCTATTTGACTGTAGTATGTCATTTGAAATAAACTCCTTTAAGGTGTGTCCAACATTCGCCTGTTTGAACATCTTTCTTATTCCACATACTGTATGCAATTTTATTTTTCCAATCTTGTAGATCAATGTCATAATTAATATTTTCAATATCTTTTAAATGATGATGTGCTACTGGATGGACCATACTGCCGCCATCTAATGCAAATACTGGAATTCCTTTTACAACTGCTTCAACACCACTTAGGCTATTGTAAGTTACTACACAATGACAGTTTGCTAGATCAGCATCTAATCCTTTACCGCCTTGCGATCCGCCTCTTGTTAAATTTGTACTAATCTCAACATTTGGTACATCAAGTTTATCTAATATCCTTGTTGTAATCTTAACACCTCTATCAAGGTTTCGTGGGTGAGGACGGATTATAATTTTTCTATCAGTGTATTGTCTTATAGTAATAATTTGATCTACTATCCAATTGTATATGCTTTCGTATCCTTGCTCGTAAATTTTAACTAGACTACTGTCGCCTTCTTTTTGACCCATTATAAGAATGTGATCACCTGGACTGTGCCAGTCGGTAAATTTAATGTTAGTTGCTTCTTGAAATTTATTCCAACGCTCAGGACCTACATTATCATTATTCCAATTTGCATCATTCCAACGATAACTATTCCAGCCAAATCGTAACCAACCTTTGTGTTCTCTAAATGGTTCGCTTTCACTTACTATATAAGGCTTATTACTGTTGCGTATATGTAACATGTATTTTCCATGCCATTCTTCTCGTCCGCCGTGTAAAAATTTAGGCTTTAGTTCATTAGTTTGATAGAAACAATCAGCACGTTTTACATCATAGTGTTTGAGGTCGTCAACTGTAGTAAACTTGTCACCACATCTTTCAATGCCACCTGCCCAGCCAAAATATAATTTGCTTGCTGGTGCTGGAAATCCTACCATACTAATCATACATAATCTCTCATATGTGCCCAAGCACTTCCGTCAGTAAGCTCTTGAAACTTCCAATGACTCATTGCTAGTTTTTCAATCCACTGTTGCCTTTCAAATACATCTGGTGTTTCAATTTGTGATAAGTCTGTATTTGCTACAGGAAACGCTTGACTAATTTGCGGGGTTGGATCAGTTACAAATAACGGAATACCTTCAATAGCACTTGCTACACCAGGACTACTATTATATGTAATTGTAGCCCAAGCATTTTGAAAATCTTGGACAATTTTTGGATTAACACTTACATTATATTTTTTCTTATTTAAATATTTTACAGCATGTTTGTCGCCTGGGTGGCCTCTAACAATTATAGGCCTATCAGTAAATTTACGTAGTTGTTTTATAGTTTTATCTAACCAGTCTACAACCGGTAGTCCAGACATACTCCAGCCACCATTACGTTGCGTACAAATTAAAATATGCACTCCGTTTGACCGCCAGTCTTTCAAACTTAGTCCGAGGTCCTGTTGTATTTGCTTCCATCTATTAGGATCCGGATTATCACTAAAGTAATTACCTGTAGTAGGAAACACTCCGTCCATACTGTAGCGTGAATAATGCATAGGATGAAATTTTCCTGTGTCATAATTAAAAAGGTTACTATCGCACATAATACTATGCTTACCTTTTAATTTTGCTTCTTGAACTGCATATTTTCTTACTTTAAGATGCGGAGTTAAAACACTGTTAGCATGTACCCATCCTTGGATCATATTAACATCACTTTCTAATATATTATTTCCAGCATGTAATATTCCATTATCTCCATTTGCAATTACACCTTGTATAAATCTTTTTAACACCTCTACTTTGTGAGGAGATTTATGTGCATTAGGAACTCCGGCTGCATATGCTACTACAGTTTTTTTGTTCATAGTTGCTGTACCTCTTGCCAATAATTTTTAGTAAGTTGTACACATTCTTCTAATGCATGAGGATATGTAGCGACATCGTCAATAATATCATTCCATACTTGAAGTTTAGTTAATATATAAGGCTTGTGTTTTAACCCATAAAATTTAGTACTCCAAGGTTCAGTAACAATAACTTTACGTCCTAACAATGCTCCCCAATATGCTCCATGATAACTGTTAGTAATAATTGTTTCAGCACTGCCTAATAGCTCTATAGTTTGTTCCATATTGCCTCCACTGTTAATAAAACGTGGAATTGAATCACTGCCAAAGTTTGTTGCTTTAATTAATTGTTTCTTATGTTCAAACCAAATTACTTTGTTTTTTATAGGATATTTTTTTGCTAGTGCAGGATGCATACAACTAGCACAAGGTACATACTTAAATGGTTGTTTATAATCACGTATGCCAACCATATCAAAATAATTCATCCATCCAGGGTATGCTATTGACTTAACACGTTTTGCTACATCTGCATTATGCCCTGCTCCCCATAGTATTCGAGGTTGTCTTGTATTGTCTAACTCATTAAGATAGTCATGAACTAATGGCTGTAACTTTGCCATAAATCGGTCTCTTGGTTTTGCATTAGTGTGCTGTACAATATTCCATACGTCTGTCCATTGTTGCATTACCTTTGCAGTGTCTGGTGCTTGTAATAATTGTTCAATAACATCACCAAATATTTCGTTTCCTAACAATCCGCCACCGCCAATTATTAACGGAACATCAGTAGGAATTTGTTCAAGGCTACAGTTCATTATATCTATAACTCGATATTCGTCTTTGTTTAAAAAATATTGAAGTGGGTTAGCAGCTAAATCGCCAACGTTATTAGGGTCTGATCGATGTACAACTGCGTATTTAATTGGCATGTTTATCCTCCATTAGTATACGGTGGGCAGTTCCGTTTTTAAGTTCGTCTATATGGAATTGCCCGTATGCTAGATGACACGCCCAAGCATATACTTCATCTTTGCTAAGATGCTTTGGCTTTTCTATATTCCATAAATTTTTGTTTGCAACTGGATCTGCTGCTGTTGGTGCAAGTGCAAAAGCAGGTATACCGTATAGTATACTTTCAATTGCTGCTATACTGTTATACGTAACAAGTGCATGTGCATTGTCTAAGTCTTGGTAAATTGATCTACGCAATCTTTGAAATCGTGGTTGTTTTTCTCTAACAACAATAGGCCTGTCAGTATACTTGCATATTGTTTCAATAGTTTCATTTTTCCATTCTTCTAACTTAACACCGTAAAATTTGCACGGCTTTGAACTAGGTGTTACTAATAGAATATGGCTACCGCCTTTTTTTCTTGTATGTATTTTAGTTTTTAATTTTTGCCAACGATCGTCTGGACGTTCAACTATTTCATTATGTTGTAATCCATTAGGAACAATTCTATGATACAGTTTCCATCCCATAGGATTTACTTCACACTTGTAATTGCCTACATATCCGCTATCCATGTAATAAAAGTTTTGGTTAGATTTTTGACACTCCCAAATAACTTTTCTCTTGGCTAAACTTCGTATCAATATAGAATCTTTTTTATCTTGATAATTATAGTCGTAGTCATGTATAGGAAGTTTTGCTCCTTTTGCATACATGTTAATGTATTCGTCAGTAAGATTTTTACTTAAACATATCATATAGTTCTTGTTTCCACAATTCGTTATATTCACAATTACGATAGTTTTCAAACCAAGGACCACCTTCTGTGTAGTGTAATAGCTTTGGTGTGCCATCCTCTGGCTCTTTATAGTGTCCTACTAACCAATTCCATTCAGGTGATATTTCACCAATTAACTCGTCTTTGCCTTCTAACCAACTAAATCTGTGAAAGTATGCTCCGTTAAGTTCTTTCTCATTTACTAAGTCTATGTTAAGTCTTTTGTTAGCAGGATGACCGCAGTTGATTAACATAACACTGCTCCAGTTTTTGCGGGGATAAACAGTTTGCGTCTGTCCGTCCATCTTTATACCTTCTTTAGGTGCGTAGTCATGTTGCACACACATTATTGCTTTTGTATCGTCCGCTTGTGCAAACAACTCTGCAATGTCTGTTCTAAGTAGCATGTCACAATCCATAAACACTGCCCATCCATTAAAGTTAGAAAGTTCAGGAACTAAAAAGCGAGTAAATGTAAATTCAGTACTAGCAAGTTTGTCTGGTGATCTTGAATACCACCCTTGACGTTTAAGATCATTTTGTTTTAACGGAATAACTTGTGCAGTTGGACTATGCCGTTCAATGCTATGTTTGCATACTTGATATGCCATATCTTCTCTTGTGTCGTAACCTACAAATACTTTCATTAATTTCTTCTTTCTATATCTTCTTCAATACATTCTTCTCCGTATTGAACTTCTAATACATGTACAGGTTCATCTGTATCATTAAATGCTCTATGCCATGTTTCGGATCCTATGACAACACCGTTTGCATGTTCTTCTATAACAATGCCATTTTGAATCCTGCCGTCATCTAATGCTATTGTTACTTTTCCTTTAAGAACATACCAATGTTCTGATCGTTTAAAATGTCGTTGATCAGATAAACTACATCCAGGATTAATAACTAACTCTTTAACTTTATAGTTAGGTTTATCATCTAATACACGCCAGTAACCCCAGTCACGTACAGTCTTTTGTGTTTTCCAATCGTCTAAAATCCAACTACTTGAATTCTTTTTGTTTGCTCCGCCAACGCCCCAATAAAATTCAACATTAGGATGATTTCCATATGTAGCATATTCAGGAGTTGAAGTATTTGTTCTATCTCCGCCGTTAGCAAATATAACCTTACCTACGTTAGTTGACATAGTATGGAAGATTGCTTGACAAGCACTATCGTCACTATCATCAAATCCAATAACTTTATCTACTACTTCAAGTTCTTTAATAATAGCACAACGTTCTTCAAAAGGCATAAAGTGTTTGCCTTTTTTCCTAGCAAGCCACTCGTCTGAATTTATACCG